CACAATTACCTTCGACCAGAACATTGCGTTCGGCACAGGCAATATCGTTTTGCGCACGAACAACTCTGGTAGGAGTGATGCTGAAACCTTCTCCGTAACGACCGATGTTGGAACGAGCGACGGACAGGTGTCTATCTCCGGTGCGGTCCTGACAATCAACCCGACAGGTGACTTGGTTGCTGGACGCGAGTACGCAATACGAATTGACGCGACCGCCATCGACAGCACTCCAGGCGGCTTGAGTTTCGCAGGGATTTCGAACGACACGACGCTGAGTTTCACAACGGCATCGGCTTCTTATATCGCCTATGGTGTGGATAGTAACAGCCAGACCGCCTATTTCCTTGACTACGGCTCTACAGTCGGCAATCTCAGCGCATTCACAATCTCGGCATGGGTCAAACCAAACTCCAGAGCGAGCGATTTCAACTTTGTTTCGGCCTATATTAGCGGGACGTACCTCATACGTATTGGCGCTCTGGCTGATGGCCGAGCAAATGTTGAAGTGCACACTGGCTCTGAGTTGGTGGTTTTACAAAGGTCAAATGCAGACCTTGCAACGGTCGGGACATGGAAGCATTGGTTCGTATCTGTTGACCTGACGGGTGCCACTGCGGTCTGCAAGCTGTTCATTGACCAAGTGGAGATAACAGACTTTAACCTGAACACTTTAGGCACAAGCGGGCCTTACACCACAGGCGACATTCAGCGGTTTACCACTCACGCGCGGATTGCCAATACCTTCCCGATGGATGGCGCGTTGGCTGACGTGTATTTTGACAATGTGTACCGCACAACGCCTGCCGACTTCCACAACAGCGGCTCTCCGAAAGACCTGAGTGCTGTTGGCTCTCCGTTCTACTTGTTGACCGGAAACGCCGCAGCGTTTGGCAACAACACAAACGGGTCCGAGGATGCAATGACGGTGAGCGGTACGCCAACCGATGTGACCGGGCCAACATGATCCGGCTCGCTTTGTTCTTAGCCTTCATGGCTACTCGCGTGAACTTAAAATTAACCACAAAAAATACTTTTTATAAATAAATCAAATAATAAATTTTTGGATGAGAGTAAATACTCGTTATCAAAAAGAAAGGAAACCACAATGAAACTGATTACGGAAGTTTTCAACGAAGATTGTGAAGTATTGACTGAAGCTACCGAAAGCGGCAAGAAGAATTATTTCATTGAAGGCATCTTCATGCAAGGCGACCTAAAAAATCGCAACGGTCGGATATACCCGTCCACGATACTTGAAAAAGAAATGAATCGTTATAATAAAGATTTTATTCAGACCAAGCGTGCATTAGGTGAGCTTGGGCATCCAGACGGTCCGCAGATCAACGGCGACAGAGTATCCCATTTGATTACCGAAATGAAGCGCGATGGTTCAAACTTCATCGGCAAAGCAAAAATTCTTGGTACTCCAATGGGTGAAATTGTCAAGACGTTCATCGACGAAGGTGTCAAAGTTGGTGTTTCTACTCGTGGTCTTGGTTCCGTCAAGCCAACCAAAGAAGGTATTATGGAAGTACAGAACGACTTTCACCTTGCAACAGTCGATGTGGTGACAGATCCATCGGGGCCCAACTGTTTCGTTAACGGCATCATGGAAAATACCGAGTATTTTTATGACATTGCTTCTGGTACCTGGAGAGCTCAAGAAGCAATTCAAGAAGCTGTCCGCGAAATCAAGAAAGAATACAAGCAAACAGTCCGTAAAATTGATGAAAGTACGGCAGCTCGAATGTTCGAATCATTCATCCAATCACTCAAAAAATAAAGTTTTATAAATAAAATCATGAATCCATTAGTAAAGGAGTAAATCATATGTCACATGACTTAGAAGAAAAGTTTGTTGCTGACGACGGTGTTTCCACAGTACCTGATACTGTAGCACCTGCTGGCGGTGAACACAAAAAGAAGAAAGCAGATCTGAATAAAAGTGTAGATCCTAAGGCTGACGAAGTTGCAGCGAGTGAAGTACCTGGTCAAACAAAGACTGAAGAAGTTGAAGTCGAAGAAGTAGTTTCCATCGACGAATCAATCGCTTCTATGTTTGAAGGTATGGACCTTTCCGAAGACTTCAAATCCAAGGTGACCATGGTTTTTGAAGCGGCTGTCAATGAAGCAGCAACTGCAAAAGCTGCAACAATCGCAGAAGAGCTTGAAGAAAAATTCGAGACTCAGCTTGAAGAATCCATCGAAGAAGTAATGGAAGAGATTGTAGAAAATCTTGATTCATATCTCGACTACGTTGTCGGCGAATGGATGGAAGAAAATGAACTTGCTGTTGAAACTGGTATCAAAGTTGAAATGGCAGAATCGCTGATGAACGGTCTGAAAGAACTATTCACAGAGCACAACATCGACATTGACGAAGAAACAATCGACGTTGTTGCAGAGCTTGAAGAGCAGATCGAAAGCCTACAAGCTAAAGTCAACAAGACAATCAACGAAAACATCGAACTTTCCCATACAGTTCTTGCACTGGAAGCGGAAAAAGTTTTCGAAGAAATGACCGAAGGTCTGACAGTTTCCCAGCGCGAAAGACTGAGAACTCTGTCTGAAAACCTTGACGTGAGTGATATTGAAGCATATGCTTCAAACCTTGAAACTCTGAAAGAATCGTTCTTCAAGAAGAGCAAAGCCCTGACTGAAAACACTCTTGAAGATGACGAAGAAATCATCACTGAGGAAGAAACTAAGAAACCTGTTTCCCAGTATTCCACAGTAAATGCTTTAGTTGAAGCGCTCGATGCACGCAACTCCAAGTAAGTGAAAACTATAATTTTATAAATATATCCAATAACAATAACCAATAAGGAGATAGAAAGTATGACAAAGTCAAACTATCAAGCACTGGTTGAAAAGTGGGGTCCCGTACTCGAGCACTCCTCTTTTGATCCAATCAAAGATCAACACAGAAAAGCAGTTACTGCTACTATTCTGGAAAACACAGAAAAGGCACTTCTTGAGTCTGGCGATCAGTCGATTTCAATGAGTTCCCTTCTGATGGAAACACCAACCAACGCTGCAGGTACTGGCGGTTTTGGTTCTAGTGCAGCTGCTGGTGGTCCAGTTGCTGGTTATGACCCTGTCCTGATCAGCCTTGTTCGCCGTGCAATGCCTAACCTGATGGCATATGACATTGCTGGTGTTCAGCCAATGACTGGTCCTACAGGCCTGATCTTTGCAATGCGTTCACGCTACTCTTCACAGACTGGTGCGGAAGCATTCTACAACGAAGCAGATACCGATTTCTCCGGTTCTGGTACACACACTGGTACTCTTCCAGTTGATGATGTTGCAAATACATCTCTTCTATCCACAGGTACCGGCATGGAAACAGCTATTGCTGAATCCCTTGGTGCTGACGGTGCAAACACTTTCGCAGAAATGGCATTCTCCATTGAGAAGGTTACTGTTGCTGCTAAGTCTCGCGCTCTGAAAGCAGAATACACCACTGAACTTGCACAGGATCTGAAAGCAGTTCACGGTCTTGACGCGGAAACAGAACTTGCAAACATCCTGCAGTCTGAAATCCTCGTTGAAATCAACCGCGAACTCGTTCGTACAATCTACGCAACAGCTGTTACAGGTGCTGCTAATACTGCTGCTGCAGGTACTTTTGACCTTGACGTTGACGCAAATGGCCGTTGGTCTGTTGAAAAGTTCAAGGGTCTGATGTTCCAGATCGAGCAAGAAGCTAACGCGATTGCTAAGGACACCAGACGTGGTAAGGGTAACATCGTAATCTGTTCCTCTGACGTTGCATCCGCACTTCAGATGGCAGGTGTTCTCGATTATACCCCAGCGCTGAACAGCAATGCACTGAGCGTAGACGATACAGGTAACACCTTCGCTGGTGTTCTGAACGGTCGCTACAGAGTTTACATTGACCCTTATGCAGGCAGCAACTACCTGGTTGTTGGTTACAAAGGTTCTAGCTCATTCGACGCAGGTCTGTTCTACTGCCCATACGTACCTCTGCAAATGTACCGTGCAGTTGGTGAAAACAGCTTCCAGCCAAAGATCGGGTTCAAAACTCGGTACGGCATGGTTGCTAACCCATTCGCAGAAGGCGGCATCACTGGTGTTGCAACAGCACTGGGTCGTTTGGAAACAAACACCAACAAGTACTACAGAAGAGTAAAAGTCTCGAACTTGTTCTAATTAAAAGAACTCGGTCAACGAGTCAAACTGAGGCGGGCTTTATGCCCGCCTTTTTTATTCTCCAGTTGACTGTTTGATTTTTATAAGGTATCCCTACCAAAAAACTTAAAGGTCAACCAGTGGTCATCTGGTTGACCGTGCTATACGGTTAGTGGACCTTCGCCCGTGTCAGGACAGTCTGATTGACTCCGTTGTAGACTCGATGTTGCTTGACAGTTGCATCAACTACAACAGTCGAGCCTTCCGCTGTCTGGATTTTGTTTCCCGTAATCCAGGAAAACACGTTGTCATCCGAGTCCTTGAATAAGTGCAGGTAGGAAGGACCAAACATACCAGAACCAAGAGGAATGATCCGATCCAAGGAAAGTTCCAAGGACTTCAGCCTCTGCTTGATGTCACCGACGAAGTTACTTTCTTTGGTCTGATCTTTTTCAGCCAACTTACGCTGAGCTGTAATCACCGCACTAGAAACAAGAGCAACGTGACGCTTGTGAAGAATGTCCTGCTTCATCAAGACCCGAATATTGTCCATGTAGTCATTGCCAAACGGCTCGGTCACACGGAACATCTCGATTGTTTTGTTGACCCATTCACGATCTTCATCGGTCGCTTCGAGCTGGTATTCCGGAAAACCGCCGAGGTTCATGATCACCGATTGACCGGTAGTCTCATAACCAGTTTCAGCCTGACGTGCTTTGGAAACATAACCATCACGACGGATGAATGCAGCTGCAACCAACAGAACTTCACGAAGGTCGAAGTAACCTGCGGAACCGAAACCACCGAGCATGTCTTCGTCTTCCATTGCCCGCAGTTCTTCGAAGAACTGAGCACGACGGACGATCTTGTTCGGATCGTCAATACCGAGGAAATCACGAAGGCAAGACCGACCAACCGCAATCTGCTGATCACCGGAAGACATGACATAGACATCATTCCGGCGGCGGAGCGAATTGCAGTGGTCGCAATGGCCGTTGTGTTCACGATAGTCACCAATCAGTGTCTGACCGGGAACGGTGTGGACCAGGTTCTCGTTGCCCTGAAGCAACTCGATCCGAGCGACGAGCTCCCAACCAGCAATCCGAGGAGCTTCGCCGGATACGGTAATGTCGATATACTCGATCTTGAGTGTACCGTATTCGGTCTGCACTTCACGAATTTTGGTTTTGCCGAACTCGAACTGAATATCCGGATTGCCGTACTTCTGAGCTTTCCGGATGAGTTTTTCGAGTCGCTTGGTGACGTCTTCTTTGCGGAAGGTCGGGATCGAGAAAGTATTCAGTTCCATGGTAGGTCTCCTTTACCTTATGATTAGATATTATCAAATTTAAAAGTAAATGTCAACCAAAAAGTTTCGAATGCTACAACATTTTTGCTACTAGTTTCATGTCAGCGAGTACACCAAACTTGCCCTTGACGGCACCCATTACAGCACCCTTGTTAGTCAAGTCTGGCAACGTGGCTAGAAATGCACGGAGTTCTTCTTCTGTAGCCATTTGCGGCAGAAGTTCTTCAAGCATCAGGATTTCGGCGGATTGTGCAGCCGGGTTTTCTTTCAACTTTTGCACTGTCTTCTTGACATATTGGACCGCTTCAGTTTCGGTTGTTTCTCGATTGCCATTGTTCTTACCGATCGCATCTAATTCCGAAAGGTGGAACACCATGACCGAAGCCAATGGTGACCTTTCCTTCCTGAGTTTCAAAGTCAGATCTTTCAGTTCTTGCCTGATATTCACGTTACATTCCTAGCGCTTCTTTGTACAGTTCGACAATAGCTTCTTCGTTTGCAATGTCGTCGCGATCACGTTTCCGCATGGCGATAATTTTCCGGATCGCCTTGGTATCGTACCCTTGGGATTTGGCTTCCTGCATTACTTCTTTAGATTGGTCAGCAATGTCTTTCTTTTCAGCTTCTAGCCTTTCAATCCGCTCAATAAACTGGCGAAGTTCATCTGCTGTTACTTTGTAAGATTCATCATTCATAATTTAGTCTCCTCTGTGTTGTATCTTGATATAGTATAGCATAACCAACAATGCTGTAGCTGTTACGAATATAGCACCAGCCAGAAACGAATAACCCGCAAGTACCAATTGATATGCTGTCACCAATGTCGCAATTTGGTTTATAGCCCTAATGCCTAGATTGCCCAATTCCGGTTGATACTCGTAATCCATTGGTTTGGAAAGTATAAAAGCAGCCACAATAGTAAACAAGAAAATTGAAAAGATTGCTTGAGCTGCAGGAAGTACTAGAAACCAGAATATCCCGGTGTATTGGTAGGCTAGTACACCGGTGATGTGTACTAGCGCAATTGTAATGTGATACGGTGAAGCTGCCATTATGCCGCCATATCCAGTGCGAGGTTCAATGCTTCAGTCTTGCGCTTAGCATTACCCCCGAACCAAGCGGAAGTCATGCGATTGTCCGCCGAACGACCGAGTTCGTGGTCGGTCATAAATGTTACCGAATTATAGACGTTCCACCACGATCCTGGCTTGAAGTCTGCACCAGGCGAAGTTTCAACAAGCTCCACAGCACGTTCAGCAGTCCGAGACAGGTCCTTACCTTCCTTCGAAGAGGTGCCAAACACTTGACCGAAGTATTGAGTCAAGTCTTGCTTCTTGTAAGTTTTCGAGCCAAGAAACTCTGCCGCTTCCTTGAAGTTTTCAACACGGCGGTGAGACAAGCCAAGAATTTCTTTCACACGATCTGCATCAAATTCAGCACGGTGATTGACTCGAACCGAAGGTTGTCCCTTTTCG